GACGAAGTCTCGATCGACATTGCGGGAATGGACGAATTCGACATCAACGCCTTCAGCACGGAGTTGGACGAGGCCCAAAAGCTGCTGAACCTGGGAATCCACTCCCCCACCCTGACCAAGCAGATCTACAAGCGGCTGGCATTCCAATACCTGGCCGATGCAAAGCAGGAAGTGAAGAGCCGGGTGGCGGAAGAGATCGAAGAGGCGGCGGAGTAGGGTGGCGGGAGGCGCGGGCGGACTTCCTCGGTCGCGCAAGGATGGCGGCAGGGGGAGCAATTTGCGAGGGAGTTCGGGGATAGGGGTATATGGAAGAAATCGACGTACAAGCGGTGGTGCGGCAGGCGATCCAGGAATTTGTGAACAACGAACAGGCCAAGGCCGAGCCGGCGCACAAGGCGGAGTTGCAGGAAGAGCGACGGCGGCGGGAACAACTGGAGCGCCGCGTCAACGAGCTGGTGGAGGAGAACAAACGGAGCCGGAAAGTGGCGGAGGAGGCGGAGCGCGCATCGGCAGTGCGGGCGGAACTGCAGCGTCTGGGTGTGGCGAAGGTGGAGCTAGCCTTCAAAGCGGTGCAGGACGAGATCGTGCGGAGCGAGGACGGGAGGCTGGTAGCGCGGGTCGAGAGCGGCGAGCTGCCGGTTCGCGAGTATCTGGCGGCGTTCGTGAAAGAAAATCCGGAATTTCTGCCGGCGCGCATACCCGGGGGAAGCGGAATGGCAGGGATGCTGAAGAGTCCGGCGGGCGGAGGCGAGGCGGTGACGATCGACCGAATCCGGCCGGGCATGAGCGCGGAAGACATGCGGCGGGTACGAGAAGAAATCGTGCGCGTGGCGTCGCAGACCTTAAAAGGTCTGTAGTTATAACCCGGCCCGCGGGCCGGCAAGTACAAACCAAGGAGAAAGAATGGGAGCAATTACAAATAGCAACGTCGCAAGCGCGATTGTGAAGCTGGTGGCGGCGGACGCTTTGCCGGTGCTGGTCGGAAACCTGGTGATGGGCAACCTGGTGAATCGCGATTACGAGCCGGTGCTGGCAAATGCCGGCGATACGGTGAACGTGCCGATACCGCCGACGATGGTAGCCAACAACATCGCGGCCGGCGGCACGGTGACGCCGCAGAATCCGAGCCTGGGCAATGCGCAGATCGTGCTGAACACGCACGCGGAAGCGACGTTCCAGATTCCGGACGTGACGAAGATACTGGCGGTGCCGGACCTGCTGAAGATTTACATGCAGCCGGCAGTGGCGGCGATCGCGCAGAGCATCGAAACCAGCCTGCTGAACCTGTATGCGGGGTTCACGACCAACACGCCAGTTGGGACACCGGGCACTGCGCTGACGGAAGCCACGGTGGATGCGGCGGAAACGGCGCTGTTCCTGGCCAAGGTGCCGCCCAGCGAGCAGAAGTACATCGTAGTGGACTCGGCGGCCTACTCGGCCTGGCGGCAGATTCCGCTGTTCGAGGAATTCCAGACGGCGGGCGCGGCCGGGCTGGCGGCATTGATTGACGGGACGATCGGCAAGTACAAAGACTTCTACATCTTCCGTTCGCAGTTCGTGCCGAAGACGGGGAGCACACCGGTGAACACGCACAACCTGGCGTTCTCGCGGGATGCGATTGGCCTGGTGGTTCGCCGGCTGCCGCAACCTCTTCCGGGGACGGGAGCGATTGCGGAGTACGCCGAGCTGGGCAACTTTGGCATGCGCGTGATCATGAGTTACCAGCCGAACACCTTGGCGCAGCAGTTCACAGTGGACGTGCTGTACGGATGCGGCGTGCTGCGCAACGCATGCGGCGTGCAGGTGAACACCTAACGAAGCGGAGCCGCGAAGCGGGCCGGCGGCCGAAGTAACAGAGCGGCCGGCCCGCAATGAGATGCGAGGAGAGCGGGATGGATCTGAGACTGTACTACCAGAAGATACGGGACACGGAAGCGAAGATCGCCGACGCATTTCCGGTGGTGGAGAGCTGCGAAACGCCGGACGGCGGGACCTCGGGCAGACTGACCGAAGTGACGCCAGCTTTGGCCGCGAAGCTGATTGTGGAAGGGGCGGCGCGGCTGGCGACGGAAGCGGACGCGGCGGCGTTTCACGATGAGCGCGCCAAAGCCAAGCAAGCGGCGGACGAGGCCCTGGCGGCGGCCAAGGTGCAAATGACGTTCCTGCCAATGGCGGAATGGAACAGAATCCAGGGCGCGGGGAAGCGCGCCAAGAACCAGGCATAAGGGCATGGCATTATTCACAGACGGACCTCCTTCCAGCATCGAAAGCCTGGCGGGGCTGGACTCGCAGTTACTCAGTGTGGCCAGCACCGAGGGGATCGATGTGAGGCGCAAGCTGGAACTGGCCCACGAAGAAATCGGTCTGGACCTGGATGCGTTGCTGAAGAGGCTGCGCTCGGCCGATCGCCTGATGTGGGCGGCGGTGAAGCCGAGCCTGGAAAACGTGATCGTAACTACGGCACTCAAACTGTGGTTCGCCTTTCGAACGCTGGAGCTGGTATATAGCGACGCGTACAACAGCCAACTGAACGACCGGTACATGGGCAAGCGCGACCAGTTCCACCAGATGGCTGTCTCGCATCGCGAGCGGCTGATGGAGGCTGGAGCCGGGATGGCGTCGATCCCGGTGCCGCGGGCGATGACGCCGGTGCTGGCGGCGGAGCCTGGGAGTTTGCCGGACAACATTTATTATGTGACCGCAGCGTGGGTGAACCGGGTAACCGAAGAAGGGGCGAGCGCGATTCCGGCGGCGATTGCGACAGCGTCCAGCTCGTTTTCGGCGCAAATCGGGCCGGCGCCGGCGAATGCCACCGGTTGGAACGTGTACGTTGGCATGGATCCGGACAGCACAGCGCTGCAGAACAGCTCGCCGCTCGAGATCGGGGCGGCCTGGGTGCAGCCGGTGTGGATCACCGCGACGGGACGCAAGCCGGGATGCGGACAAGATCCAAGCTATGTGCAGGCGCTGACGCGGATCTTACAGAGGGGCTGATGCCGACAACGATAGGAAACACTGTGACGGCCAAGACCATACAGTTGCTGACGGGGCCCAGCGGCGTGAATCTCAACCTGGAGGCCCTGGCGCTGAGCGGCGAGACAGCGGTGGCGCCACTGGGGACGGCGCAGATACTCGCCGAAAACGTGGCGCTCGAATTGGTGGAGCGGGCGACCGCCGTGCACTACCCGGCGGTGAACGTCTACTGCGAGAAAATCGCGAACCAACTGGTGGAGAAGTTCCGGACGTTTTCGGGGATCTCCCAGATGGCGATTGAAGTGCGGCACTCACAGGACCGGTTAGAAGGGTTGCAAGACACGGTTGAGCTATACGCAAGCGCCGTGATGCAGACGCTAGATGCCAACCGGGGAGACTGGGGTGGCGGGATGTACTATGCGGGCGGGTATCAGGTTACGTTCGGAGCCGTCAAGAGCGGGGGAATCAACTTCGTGCAGACGGCCAAGGTGACATTCGAGATTGGAGTGAGCATTAACTAAGATGGCTTCTTACATTTCCTCAAACGCAAACCGCTTCTACGCGGCGCTGGAAAGCGCGTACGGCAGCGTGGCGGCGATCGCGGCAAGCAACCGGATACCGGCGCTCAAGCTGACCGTGCAGCAGCAGCTCGAGGTCACCAACCGGAAAGACAAGACGGGAAGCCGGACGTTTCCCGGCCTGCCGGCGGGCGGGCGGCGCCGCACGAACTTCGAATTGCAGACGTACATGACGAGTTGGCAGTCCGCAGCGGGCGGTCCGGCGTACGGGCCGTTGTTTCAGGCGGCATTGGGCGCGGCGCCACTGGTTTTCAATGGCGGGATGGTGGCATCGTGCTCGAACACGACGCTGGCTTTCGCGGCGCCTCACGGACTGAACGTAAGCCAGGCAGTCTCAAGCGGCGGCGAGATACGGTTTGTGACGGTGATTGTGGACGCCAACACGGTCGAGATCAACGCGCCGTTCACCGCGGCGCCGGCGAGCGGGACTACGATCGGCGCGGCTGTGACCTACCAACCGGCGACGGAGTTGCCGAGCGCCAGCGTGTTCGATTACTGGGATCCGGCGAGCGCGGTGCAAAGAATCCTGAGCGGCGCCGCGGTGGATCAGATGGAGATCCAAATCGACGGCGATTTTCACGAGTTCCATTTCAGCGGCATGGCGCAGGATGTGCTGGACAGCGCAAGCTTCACGGCGGGTCAGGGCAATTTGACGAGCTACCCGGCGGAGCCGGGGATCGGCGCATTCGACTATTCGATCGTGCCTGGTAACCTGGGCGAGGCGTGGTTGGGAACCACACCAGCGCAATTCTTCACGGTGACAGAAGCGTCGGTGGTGCTGAAGAACGGGTTGGATACGCGGTCGCGGGAATTTGGTTTCAGCCTTCCGCAAGCGATCTCACCGGGACAAAGAACCGTGCAGGCGTCGATCGGACTTTACAGCCAGACCGACAGCGCAACACCAGCGTTGTACCAGGCGGCGCGGCAGCAGACGCCGATCAGCGTGATGTTCCAACTCGGCCAGATGCAGGGCCAGGTGATGGGCGTGTACCTGCAGAGCGTAATCCCCGAGGTTCCGCAATTTGACGACAGCGCGAACCGATTGCAATGGGTGTTCAAGCCATCGCGGGCACAAGGCACGGTGGACAACGAAATCGCGGTCGCGTTTGGATAGGCATGACATACGAGAGCGTGAAGGAAGTGGAGTCGAAGATAGCGCCTGGGGTCAGGTTCCGCATCGCGCGAATGTCTTTTGCGCGGCGCGTGGACCTGATGCGGCAGGTTCGGGAACTGGCGCGGCGCATGGAGTTTCTGGAGGCGGGCCGGGAGCCGGGCGAAACAATGGACTCGACGCTGATTCAGGTCGAGGTCAACCGGCTGTACCTGATGTGGGGCCTGATAGAGGTTGCCGGCCTGGAAGTGGATGGGGCAGCGGCGACTCCAGCGTCGTTGGCGGAAAGCGGGCCCGAAGACCTGTTTCGGGAAGCGCTGGCAGCCGTTAAAGCCGAGACGGGCCTGAGCGGGGCAGAGCGAAAAAACTGATTGTCGCCTTCCATTTTCAATTCTCCAACCAGGCCGGGTGGAGGTGCGACGTTTGCCGGAAGTCCGGCCTGGAGGCGAAGCGCAGGTGCGGCTGGCTGCTGGCGGTGGCTGACGGGGCCGGGCCACCGGTGTGGGCGCGCAGAGGTGTGAGACTGGGGACGTGTCCCAGGTCGCTGATTACCGCCGAGAGCCAAACGACGGTGGAAGAATTCTTCATTCGAAGGCGGTTGGGCCTGATGAACGAAGAACAGCTCACGGCGCGACAGGTAGAAGCGTTCGCCATACTGGAAAAGGAACTCGCAGCGGAAATCAAGTATGAGCAGCACAACGCAAGAGCAGCTTCTTAGATTCTTTAGGGAGGCCGGCGGAACGGACGTTTCGGAGACGCCGGCCGCGAACCAGGTCGCCGAATCGAGCAACGGCCCGCTGGCGGAAGCCGCTGCGGGCGCGGTACTCGGGCCGGCGAGCGACGCTGCAGACGGCCAGGGTTACGCAGCGACTCCGGTGGGCACGAGCAGCGAGGGCGGCGCTGAGAGCGCGCAAAGCACAGGCGGGACTGGGAGCACGATCGAATCGGCGCTGACGACATTCCTGGAAGGCGGGCTTGGGATTGTTCCGCTGGTGAGCGGCCTGATTGGATTGTTCGACGGAGGT